ACTTTGTTTTCAACTGTGATAGTAGGGTCCCCAACTCGTGTTGGAGTTGTGACGCCTGTAACCGAAGCTGCCGCTCCCGCAGAAATAGTAACTGAGCCCACGGCTCCAGTTGCAGATACACCTGTCGTTGGAACTGTTGCCGTACCCGTAATCGTTACTGTACCAACCGAGCCAGTGCTTGCAACTCCGGTCACATCCACAGACGAACCACCAGTAACAGTAACTGATCCTATAGCGCCCGTGGCAGAAACGCCCGTAACCGTTACGTTAGAAGTGCCCGTAATCGTTACTGAACCAACCGAACCAGTTGCTTCAATGCCCGTAACAGTAACATTAGAAGACGCAGTTATTGTAACTGTGCCCACAGACCCAGTTGCCGACAATCCTGTCGTTGGAACATTTGCTGCGCCAGTAATAGTAACAGAATTGACGGCACCCGTTGCTCCGGGCAACGCATCATCGTTACCCCAAGTACTGGAACCCCACGCTTGCGCAGAAGAGTTCCAGCCCTTAAAGGCTACGATAATATCTGCCATTAGCCTACTCGGATAATGGCGTTAGAAGCATCCGCCGTTGGGAACGTGATGGTGAAATCCCCAGATGTTGAGGTTTTGTCCGCACCAAAGTCCAGAACCACACAAGCATCGTTTGTCGGAGCAGAACCGTCCGACCGATATATGATCGCACCACGCGCCGTAATTGTCGCATTAGTAAATGTTTCCGTACTAAAGCTCAAATACGCAGTTGTTCCACTGGTCGCAGGAACCGTAGAAATCACCAGTGTCCCACCTCCTGCAACATATGGGTTGCCGCCAGATCCAGTTGCCGCAACCTCATTGTTGGTAGCGTAAAACTCAACACTAGCGTCCATGTCTGTACCAGTGCCACCGAAGTCCGTGGGAACCGCGCTGTTCGTGTACAGTGCGATCTTAAATACATGTGATGTGCCCGAACTAAAATCAAAATCCCCGTTCAGGAGACCCTGCTTAAAAGTTGTACACATAAAATTACCATTAAAGGCCATTGTGCATCTCCTTATGTGCGTTGTCTTGTGACGGGTCCCTTGCGGTATTCGTCGATGGTTTCTTGGCCTTCGCCAAGGTTTTTCAAGCGAGCAACAGATTCTTGCATTCTTTGCTCGTATAACTGCATCATCTGAGGCTCACCCTTCATAAAGATATAAGCCTCGACCAACGATCCATATAACAAGGCGAGCTCGGCATTCTGACTTAACCATGTGGTTCCGCTGTCCGCTCCCGCCGTCAACGACGCTGGTCGGTACAAATAATGTATGTCAACAGTATAGTTCGCATCGGGGGTCGGCGCGAGGATAAAATTGTCGACATCAAATTGCGCATAATACTTAGGTTGTCCCGTCGTTGTCGGGTCCGGAGTGTATGTCTGCACAAAATCCAAATCTTTAAACAATAAGAACTCTGCGTCACCGTCGACATCAAAGCTCAAAGAAAACGGCGCAAGAAAGTCAGAAGGCGCAGCCAAATACTGATTGCCGCTGGTCATGTTGCCAAACTGATTCTTTTGAAACAGATTAAGCGACACGTTTTTTAGTATTCGCTCCTCGGCTAAACGAATAAACAACGGAAGATTGTTGACGAAGGTCGTCTCGTCATTCTCCGTGTAATCCTGAAGAGCCTGCTTCAGTTCGCCATATGTCATACTCATGTTGTCACCGTCACCGTTCCTACCGACCCAACAGCTACTAAGTTGTTTGGCGGATTTATACCGTTGTCAGGAGGTCCACCCACAGGGTTCCAACTCCACTGAATATTTCTCTGCTCCGCTAAACCACTCTCTGGACGAGGGTCACGAAGAGCCTGCGGATCGGGGTATGCCCTCGGAGGATAAAGCTGCGGGTGCTTGGGCTCCCACTCGTCTGGACCCACAAGCGCACCAGTCCACTCCTTTTTCATGTCTCTCAGTCTATACCGAAAGCCAGAGCGGTCAGATATTCCCCATGCGTTTTTACCAGACGCGTAAGCCATTATACCCTCATATACCTTATACTAGGTTGTAACTTCAACGGAACTCGATCCTCGTCTTCATCCGCTGCACGTTGGAACTCTTCTTCGTAAACAGCCTTCAAAAGCTGAATCCGTTCCGGAGTACGCTTCATGGCGATATAATAGGCCAGACCAGCAACCATACAAGGATAGAAACGGAAAGGCATATCAGTAGTGTTGACCAACGCATCGGCGTCCTCGATCCTCTGAAGATAATAATAAATCAACTGATCCGTGGAGTTTTCAGGAGTAGCCCACAAATTAATTATCGGAGCAATCTGCTTGTTTAACCAGTACTGACTAGGCCGACCCTGCGTAGTTTTATTGGGCAGCGTCACATACTCGCCCCGACTAATACGCTCAATCTCGTAGTCTGTACCGTCCCGGCGCAGCACAACCTCAAGGACATCAACTACCGAAGTAGCTAAAGTCTCAGTAGCTTGACCCTGCGTAAGCGTGACCGTGCCCTGCTTTACCGTCCACAAGTTTATGCCGCGATTAGCCCAGTCGGCAAACATCAGGTTCAGAGACCGACGTGCCGTCTTGGCATCGTAACCCGTGCGTACTTCTATTCCGCACCGCTCGTATGCTTCCTCGATAATCTCACCGACATCGAGATTGAAGTCTCTTGATCCTGACGTAGCCATATCGTTAGCTCATGCTACATTGCTTGGGCTTTTTACCAGCCATGACTGCACCGCCGTTACGATAACCAACCTTGCCGCCATACTTATAGCCCATGCGTGACGCAACCTCTGGAGCCGACTTCTTCAAAGCTCTCATGCCTGCGCCTTTTTTCCCTGCGGGTATTGCCTTTTTCATGACTTCTTTGTCCTTTTCCGTTTGGCTGCTGACACGCGACGTGGCTTGCCAGCAGGCTGTCCCAGTTTGTTCTTCTGACGTACCTTACTACGTTTTTCGCTCGCTGTCATTTCCCCGCTAGTTTTTGGAGTCTTGCTAGAGACTCGTTTAGTTGGTCGACAGTATGGAGTACTACGTTTTTCACCCTCTTTGCGACCGCAAGGCTTACCTGTTTTAACATCCTTCCAGTCCTCCTTGAACCAGCGTTTGAGGGCTGCACCCTTTTTTGTCTTACGAACCGCCATCAGTAAGTATTCGTCTCTTTGCGACGACCCTCTTCAACAGAACCACACCCGTAAGCGATAAAACCACCGTTCTTCAACTTCTTCTTCACAGGGCGCTTGCGCTTCTTAGAAGATTCGCCCCAGTTTGCGGCTCCCACTTTTCGACACTTGGCTACCGCTCCGCTTGCGTATGCGCTGGGCCACACCTTGTACCGAGCTTTGACTTTCTTTGCGCAGGCGTCGAGCTTTTTCTTTTTCTCCGCCATTAGTTGTCCCCTCTGGCGTCTTGGTAATTTGAAAAGGTATTTGTCCACGACTTATCAAGGTTAGCCTGCCTTTCTGTTAGTGTGGTTACAGCTTGAACCAAGTGGTCCATTTTAACATTCATAACCTCGGTGCGTTTATCTACCGTAATTAAAGTACTCACCATCCAAATAAGCCCTGCTGAAGCAAGCGCCAAGAATGTCCCCACAACCATGTTTAGAATGCTTTTATCCACGTCTTTATCACCACATCTTGCACGACCAGTAACGGGCCGTTAGTTTATCTAACTTCTTCGTATCACAACCGTGCCGTGCCCGGAAAGACTTCCTGCGCTTGGGATCCGACTTCTTGATCGTCATGTTGGCATCGCCAAAACGAATGATCTTCTCCTTGCCGTCCTTACACGCCTTCACCACAGACTTCTTGCCGCCAGAAATCTGTCGCTTAGGCTTGTTGCACTTCATCTTGGACTTGTCGATCTTAGGCATCAAAGTGGTCCCGCATTTTTAATGTAAGTTATATCGAGAGTAGAAGATGCCGTGATTGTACCACCAGAAGAGTCCGCCTGTGCTCGGACTTCAATATCTGTGCATTCACTAAAAACAATAGGGTTCCAATACGATATAGCCGTGCTGTTATTTGCCAGCAAAACCCTGTCTTTTATGTTAAACACACCGTCCTTGGGTCGAGACTCCAAAGAAAAAATAGCAAACTTTCCAGAGGAAGAAGATGCCGACACATCTTTTTGATGAAGATACGCCGTGTACCCCGCAGGAACCGTCCAAAGACACATCAAAGTCTGATTGTCACCAATCGCCACTGTCGCATACTTGTTTGCAGGAACACCGCCACTGGGAGTTGCTTCCGTCCCAACATACAGCACACCTGCGTTTTGACCACCTGAACCAGCCGTATTAACAATAACACGGTTAACGCGATACCAGTTTAAAGCACCGTTAAGTTGAACACCCGCTTGACCATTTAAGGAGACGGTTACACTGATCTCTTTGAAGTCAGCATCTAAACCTGAAACAGTAGCAGTCCTTGCCCCTGTTCCCGTCGCAGTGTCTGCTGTTGAACTGCTTGATATGTACATTGTAGACGCGGCAGTCGGGTAAACGTAGAGTCCGCCCTGTGCCCAGACAGTCTCGGCGGATGTTCCTATCTCGGGGTTGTACCCAAACTTATGCACGAAATAATGTCCAGGGATTTGACCCCTGGACACCTGAAGCTCAAAGGGCTCAGATGTTCCGA